CCAAGGGGTTCATCCGCGTTGCCGAGCAGCAGCAGATCACCGAGGGCGAGCAGATCACGCTCCAGAACGCTTCGGGCGAGAACTGCGTCAGCGACAAGTCGCCCGACAGCCTCGACTGGATCAACCTCACGATTGATTTCTGTCGGGTTGACTTCTGCTTGTTCACCTTGATGAATGAGCACTTCAAGCAGCTGCGCAACTGCTATGGCGAACAGCACGGGTTCGCTGAGTCCTACAACCTGTCGCAAGAATCCGGCTTTGCAATCGAAATTTGGCAGGACACTCAGGGCTGGATTCCCACCGACCCGCTGGCTGAGGGCGCGTGGCTGTACAAACTGCTGGCGTTCTGTGTTGGCGCCCGTCTCGGCGACGAGACCACGGAGAACAACGCCACCACCTTTCAGGTCGTGGCCCGCACCAAGCGCGGTTCCGGCTGGGGCGTCGGTCCCCACAACGACATCGAGTGCCAGGACCCGGTCACCGGCGCCATCGGCCCGCTGCTCACGGCGGTGACCGAGGACGAGCCGCGCCGTCGGCAGGTAGTCACGTCGCTGCCCACGCTGGTCAAGGGCTGCCAGCCGCTGTCCCCGATCGGCGCTCCGGTCATCACCGTGACCGAGGCCGCCGGCGACCCGGACCGCCGGACCGTCCGCGTCACCCCGCCCACCACGGGTGGCCCGTGGACGATCAACTGGGGAGACGGCACCATCGACACCGTGCTGCCCGGCGTCGGTGCCACCCACCAGTACCCCGAGCCGGTCGCCGAGGGTGTGCGCACGGACTACGTGCTGTCGGTGTGGGCGACCGCCACGCCGCTGCTCAAGCGCTACGCGCTCGTCACCGTGCCGTTCACCGGTACCGCGCCGGCTGACGTGCCCATCATCGACATCACCGAGGACACCGCCGACCCCGACGGCATGACCGTGGAAGTGCTGGTGAACAACCACGCCAATGGCACGGTGAGCATCGACTGGGGCGACGGCAGCGCGGCCGGCACCAACCCCGGCGACAACACCACGGCGTCCACGCACGCCTACACCAACGAGGGCACGTACACCATCACCGCGACGGACACCACGGACACCACGCTCACCAGCCTGCGGCAGGTCAGCGTGCCGTTCGACGGTGGCAACGCGCTGACCGCCACCGTGGTGGAGTCCGCCCCGCAGGGCCCCGATCGCAGGACCGTCACCGCCACCTGGGACAACCAGGGCCAGGGCCCGGTGACGATCGACTGGGGCGACGGCAGCGCGGTGGCGTCTGGTGCTGTCACCGGCACGTTGAACCACGTCTACGCCAACGCCGGCACGTTCTCGGTGATCATCCGCGACGCGAGCGTGGCCAGCCGCTCGATCACCGTCCCGGTGACGGTGCCGTTCGTGTAACCGGCACGCGGTGGTGCGTCCCGTGCCCCCCTCGCGGGACGCACCACCCGCCGTCCAGAAACCCCTGCCGTGATGATCCACCGAGCCCTCCCAGGGAGATCCCGTGTCCACCCCGCAGGAACCCACCATGTGGCCGCCAGGGTGTCAGCTCTGGCCGCTGGACGGTGAGTGCCTGCCCGCCGGCTGGACCGAGAACCCAGCCCTGTGGCCGCCCGATCAGCTCCGTGCGGTCCTGCTCGCCTCGGACTGGCTCTACAACGCCACCGCCAAGGCCTACGGCATGTGCCTGGAGTACGTGCGGCCGTGCCGTCGGCGCTGCCTCGAACAGCGCACGGCACTGCCCGGCGGGGTGCCGTTCCAGCCGGTGCTGTGGGACGGCCGCGTGCTCAACGTCTCGTGCGGCTGCGCGGGGGAGTGCGGCTGCGGGCCGCTGTGTGAGATCCCGCTGCCCGCGCCGGTGTACGCGATCGCCTCGGTGATGGTCGACGGCCAGGTGGTGGACCCCGCCACCTACCGCGTGGACAACTACAGCAGGCTGGTTCGCCTCGGCACCGCCTGCTGGCCCGACTGTCAGGACCTCGCCCTGGCCCACACCGAGCCAGGCACCTTTGCGGTGTGGTTCTGGCGCGGCCGTGAGATCCCGCCACTGGGCCGGTTCGCCGTCACCCAGCTGGCCATCGAGTTCGCCAAGCACTGCCAGCAAGACAGCTCGTGTGTGCTGCCGCGCGAGGTGACCGAGTGGACCGTTAACGGCGCCACATACACCCGCCAGGTGCTCGCCGGCGGGACCGGCATCAAGCTGGTGGACGACTGGGTGGCGCTGGTCAACCCGTACGGGGCGACCGAGGAGGGCATCAGCATCTGGTCGCCGGATATCGACTACCCGCGCACCCAGACCTGGCCCGCCCCGCAGGCCAGCGGCCTGATGCCGCTGCCGCAGCCCAACCCCGTGGCGTTCCGCTGGGTGCAGGGCACCGCCCAGCTGGTGTGGACGATCGTGCACAACCTCGGCTGGTACCCCGCCGGTGTCCACGTGGAAGGCGGCAGCGGCCAGACCATCGAGGGTGCGGTGATCACCTACCCGGACATCAACACCATCCGGCTGACGTTCAACACCCCCACGTCCGGTGTGGCCTACCTGAGCTGAGAAGAGGAGGCCTGCATGGGCGTCGTGGACATCGCCAACCACCTGGACCTCCAACTCAACGAGCTGCGCCAGACCCGGTTCGAGACCGTGACCGTGCTACCGCCCGCCTCGTCGGGCAACGCCGGTCAGGTTGTGCGTTACGCCGCAGACGGGCTGCTGTACGCCAGCACCGGCACGTCCTGGGTGTCTGCCGTGGCGGCCGCACAGGGGTTCGTGCACGTGCAGCTGGTGCCGCAGGCGGTTCTCACCGTCGTGCACGCCCTGGGGTTCCGGCCGGCGGTGAGCATGTTCAGCCCGGATTTCGGTGTGCAGTACGCCGAATACGTCACGCAACACCTCGACACCAACACGGTGCGGGTGGCCATGGACAGCCCGCACGCCTGCGTCCTGGTCATGAGCTGAGAAGGGGACCCCGATGGCCTCAACGGTAGCCGTCAGCAACAAGGACATGGGCGGCCTGCTCGTCAAGAACGTGGGCGCCCCGGTCGATCCCGGCGACGCCACCCGCAAGTCCTATGTAGACGACGCATCGACCGCCGACCGGTCGCGCGCCAACCACACCGGCACCCAGACCGCGAGCACCATCAGCGATTTCGACGCCACGGTACGGGCCAGCCGCCTGGACCAGATGGCACAGCCCACCGGCGCGGTGGCGTTCAACGGGCAGCGCATCACCAACCTGGCCGACCCGACCAGCGCGCAGGACGCGGCCACCCGCAACTACGTCGACACCCAGCTGGCCGGCGTCACCTCGGGCCAGGTCCTCAAGGGCGATGTTCGCGCGGCCGTCACGACCAACGTCAACATCGCCTCGCCCGGCACCACCCTGGACGGTCTGACCGCCTCGGCCGGTGACGTGTACTTGCTGACCGGCCAGACCACGGGCAGCCAGAACGGGCCGTATGTGTGGAACGGCTCGGGCGTCGCGATGACTCGGGCCACGAACTGGGACACCGACGCCGAGGCTGTGCGCGGCAGCTACTGGGTGGTGCGTGAGGGCACCAAGGCCGATCAGTTCGCGTTGCTCACCAACGACACGGCCATCACGCTCGGGACGACCACCCCCACGTTCACGTTCATCGCGGCGCAGACCGGCGCGGTCAACGGCTACACCACGACTTGCCCGGCCACCTCGGCCGGCGCCACGTGGACGGTGACGCACAACCTCAACAGCAAGTTCGTGGTGGCGCAGGTCGCGCGGGTCGCCTCACCGTTCGATTTCGTGGACGTCCGCATCGAGCGTGCCACCGTGAACACGCTCTCCGTGCTCCCCGACGTGGCCATGGCCAGCGGCGAGTACGAGATCATGGTCTACAAGGTCGCGTAGGGGCCACCGTGAGCAGCCGCACCGCACTCTCGCAGCTGACCCTGCCCGTCGCCCCCAGCAGCAGCAGCCAGGCAGCCACCAAGGGCTACGTGGACGGCCTGCGCGGCGCCGCCAACGGCATGGCGTCGCTGGACTCCGGCGGCCGCATTCCGGTGGCGCAGCTGCCCACGCCGATGGCCCGCTACCGGCAGGACACCACCGGCCAGTCCATCGCCGCCGCCACGGACACGCGGGTGCAGTTCAACACCGCGCTGGAGACGTTCAGCGGCATCACCTACACCAGCTCGGGCACGAGCCCGCCGGCCGGGCAGTTCCTGATCAACCTGGCAGGCAAGTGGACGCACAAGGTCAGACTCGTCTACCCGTTCACCGCGTCCCTGGAGAGCTGGCTGTGGCTCGGGCCGTCCTCGACCCCGACCACCACCCGCTGGGACCTCGACACCTTCACCGCGAACGCGGGCTCCGGACCGCCCACCACGCTGCGGTGCGAGATCACCCGCGTGTACGCGGTGAACGACACGGTCAGTGCGTGGACCTGGCACAACAGCGGCACCGCCAAAACCCTGGACGTCAGCTACGGCGGCGTCATCCATTTCGAGGCCATCTATCACGGCCCCGCCTGAGCCGAGACGAGGAACCAGAACCGTTGACCACGCCGACTCTGCCGCCGGTGGCCGACCGGCTCGCCGCCCAGCTGCTGCTGGAGCTGCGGGACTGCCTGTGCATCGAGACACAGAAGACGCTCAGCGGCCCGGTATGCCGCTGCTACGTCGCATGGGACCAGGGCGTGCCGGTGATGAACGGCTGCGCCTGCGAGTGCGCCACCGAGAACGGCAAGGGCGTGGGGGACGCCTGGGTGCGGCTGGTGAGCGTCGCGCCCAACCTCGGCCAGGGCATCACCGGCTCCTCGGGCAGCGTGAGCGGCTGGGACGCGACGGTGTGTTTCCTCGGCTGGATCGCGACGATCGAACTGGGCATCGTGCGCTGCCACCCGCAGCCCGAGGACCCGGCGCAGCCGCTCGCGGCGCAGACCAACACCGACGTGTCCCTGTGGCGCATGTCCGATTTCGCCGCCATGCGTCGTGCGTGGCGCTGCTGCCCGGCGCTGGTGGACCTGACCTCGCTGCCGGTGCTGTTCAGCCCGCTGGGGGTGATGGCGAACTGCTCCGGAGGCACGTTCACGATCAACGTGGAACTGTCCGATGTGGACATCTGTGGAGATGGGAACCCTTGATGATGCTAGGAAAACTCGTCACCGCGACCGCGCGGCCACTCAACGCTGCGACCGGCGCCACCGCTGTCATCGTGTCCGTGTTCGGCGTGCTGACCGCGTTCAACCTCGGACTGTCGCCCGAGCAGGAATCGGCCCTGGTGGTGTTCTTCGCCGTGGCCGGCCAGTGGATCGTGGCCATCACCGGCTCCACCACCCTGCGTAAGATCATCGGGGACCCGACCATCCCGAGCATCGAGCCCGGCGACCCGGTGCCGGTACGCGCGCTGCCCAGCCCGCTCACCACCGCGCCGCCGCCCGAGCCCGCCCCCAAGACGGAACCGGAGAGCGGGGGAAAGCACAGCAGCACCGGACCATGGACATGATCGCGGCACCGCAGCGCATCGAGATCAACCCGGACGGACGGGCCGCGCGGCGGCCGCGTCACCGCTGAGGACCACGGAAAGGGGAACCGGTCATGGCGATCGTCACGGTGCACACCAACCACGACGCGATGGCCGCGTTTCTCTACGGTCCCAGCGGCCCGATGTTCCGGTCGGTCACCGTCTGGGGTGAGCAGGTCCGCAGCCTTGCCACCGCCACGGCACCGCGTGACAGTGGACTGCTGGCCAATTCGCACACCGTCCGCGTCGGGGTGGCGCCAGGCTTCGCGTTCTCCGAGATCACCGCCAACACCGAGTACGCCGTGTTCGTCATGCGCGGAACCGGCCTGTATGGACCGCGCGGCAGGGTCATCAAGGCCCGCAAGGGCAAGGTGTTCCGGTTCGAGGCCCGAGGCGCTCACGGCCCGCTGGCCCGAGGCGCCAGTCCCGCCGCCGGTGGTGTCGTGTTCGCCAAGAGCATCAAGGGCACACCGGCCAACCCGTACCTGGAGGAGGCCCTGCACGCCGTGATGGATGGTGTGCCGGGAGTCCGCTACCGGCGCTTCCGCCGCTAGGAAGGCCAGACGACATGCGTTTCGTTGCCGCCCTGGTCGCCGGCACACTGCTCACCATGGCGCTGGCGGTGCCCTGGCTGCTGCTGATCAGGCTCGCCGAACAGTCGTCCGGTCAGCGGCAGAGTCGCGGTATCACCTGCGGCGCCGTCCGTGACATCGGCGGTTGGGTGTCGCTCGGCTGAGGACGCGCCTGTGGCGCGGTGCCGGGCTTTCCGTGTGCCGTCGGCGCGGACGTGGTGATCCATGCGTCTTGCCAGCTCGGGTGTTCGTCTCGCAGGAGTTCCCGCCCGCTGCCCGCCTGGGTGCTCGGCCATGCTCGCGGCGAGCAGGGCACCGAGCGCGGTCACCGCGAGCGCGGCGAGCGACTGGCCGGCCGTTGCGAACGCGAATGCGAGTGCGGCGGTGAGCAGCAAGATGGTCACATCGGCCGCACGGCAATGATCCATGCCGAACAGGCTAAGCCGCTCACCTGATAGGGGTAGCGCCGGCGCGGCGTACGGATCATCGAACCTAGGCTGTCCGGGTGCCCCAGGACATCAGCCAGTTCACCGACGACGACGCGCCCGCAGTGGACCCGGACAAGACCACCACCACGTTCGAGCTGGGCGGCAAGACCTACACCGCGCGCATGCCCAAGCAGACGCCCTGGCTTGACGCCTACAAGCTCTGGGGCGACATGGAGGCTGCCGCCGCCGCCGCCAAACGCCTGGCCGAGCCCTCGGCGGCCGCCCTGTCCGTGCACGAACGCGCCCGCCTCCAGGGCCTCGTGGACGCCAACCCGCACATCTGGCGCATCATCGAGGTGTTCGTCACCGGCTGGGTCGACGAGCACACCGGCCGGCCGCACGGCGGGTTCTTCCTGTGGTGTGTCAGCCCCGAGGACTACGCGGAAATCATCGCGCTCCCGCACTCGCGAGAAAGCCGCGTCGACTGGACCGACATCTGGCAGGTGGCCCTGGACCTGCTGCTGGAGTTCGAGGAACCCATGGTGCGGCTGGCCGAGGAATCCGGCCTCAACATCACCCGCGTGGAGAACAGCGGCACCCGCCGCGCGGGCGGCAAGAAAACCGCCCCCGTGGTCCGCAAGGCCAAGGCCACCAACCCCAAGCCCGTGCAGAAGAAGTAACGCCGGTGACCGAGCTGTGGCACGGCGGCCCGGTCGAGCTGCCGCACGCGTTCGAACACTCAGGCGTGCGCATCACGCTGCCCTACGTGGACAACAGCGCGCTGCTGGAGCTGCTGGCTTACGGCCGCTGGAGCCACTTCTATCCCGGCCTGATGCCCGAGGGGCAGGGCTGGGAGCTGGAGATGCGGCTGTGGGACCAGACGGACCACGGTTTCGACATCCGGCACCTGTTCTGGGTGGCGTCCACCCTGCTCGGCCGCATCGCGGGCATGTACCGCTACCGGCCCGCCGACCCGCGCGACCCGCTGGGCTGCCCCGAGTACGAGGACTCGGGGTATCGCGCCGCCCGCCAGCTGTCCGCGTGGGTGCTGTTCAACTGGCCCGAGTTCTCCGGTTGGTGCGCCGGCCGCGCGCTCAGCCCCCTGGACATGCCGTTCTGGCTGATGATGGGTGCGGCCTACCAGTGGCAGCTCGACCTGCGCGGCCACGACGCCGACGCCGTCACCGCGCTGCATGAGCAGCTCTGGCCTGTTCCGGTCGCACGTGCCGCGCTCGCGCCGATCGACGGCACGCCGCCAGGGTATGCCGAGGTGGACGGGGAGCTGGTCCCGCAGGCGTGGCTGGATGAGGAACGTGAGCTGATGCAGGCCGAGTTGCGGGAGATGGGCCTGCTGTCCGACTAGGCCGGGGCAGTGGTCGTAGCCGAGGGGGCTGTTGCGGCCGCACGCCGCCGTGCTACCGTATGCGTGTCAGCAGGAACGCATACGGGAGGACCCATGACCACGCGCCGCGCCGTCATCGCCGTGGACGAACTCGACGCGGGCGACCGCGTCCAGATCGACGCCGATCTGTACACCCTGACCGCCAAGCCCTACCTGATCTGCGGCGGCGACCGCTGGCAGTTCCAGACCACCACGTACACGTGCGAGTACTTCGAGAACTCCATCACGATCATCGTCCCGTCCTCGCGGCCGCACACCGCCGAGGAGATCGACGAGGCCCACGCCTACGCGCTCGCCATCCACCGCGTCATGAACTTCGAGAGCCGGACCTACAAGCGCAACGCCCGTGCCGCGTTCATGAACGGCTGGACCGAGTCGGACAAGGTGCCCACCGACGCCACCGGCCCCACGTACCGGGGACTGCCCGAGGTCGGCCAGTTCGTGCTCGTGCCCAACACCGGTGCTCATGACCTGACCAGGGCCCCTGGCAGCTACGGCTACACCAGTGGTCGTGACATGACCAGAGCCCTTGCCAGCAACGGCTACACCCGCACCGAGGTGCTGCTGGTCGAGTACAACGGGTCGCCCAGGTTCGGGCACACCCGCCGTATCCACACCCGCGCGTTCGGCGCCGGCCGCTGGGACACGAACGACTACCTGATCTGCGGCACGCAGCCGGAGCAGGCTGCGCCCTATGGACGCCTGGGGCATGAGGTCAACGCCAACGGTCAGCTGCTCGACTACGCCAAGCGTGCCGTTACGATCCGTGACAACCACCCCACCCCGCTGATCGGCGAGCGCTGAATCATCCTCGCTACGAAGGGCGGCACCCCGCATGCGGGGTGCCGCCCTTTTGCTACTCGGGGGATCACTGAATCGGGGGAACACCCCCACCGCTAGACCGATTGGCGCAGTCACGCTAGGCCGGACGGGGCATCATGCGGGGGTAGTTGTCCGCAGTGCCCCGGCCCCGTAGCGCGCGGGGGCCTCCCGTGTGGGGGTGAGGGTGTCCCGGCCGCTGCAAGACGCCACCGTACGGGTCATCCTCGAATTCAGCCGGTTCGAGCGCGAGCTGCGCGAGGGCGTGGAACGCGCGGCCGAACGCGCGGGCCGCCGGTTTGAAACGATCATGCGGCAGCGCATCGCCGCCGCCGGCCGCAGCTCGGGCCGCGAACTCGGCGAGGCACTCGAACGCGGCACCCAGGACGCGGGCGAGCGCGCCGGACGCCAGTTCGCCACCGGCCTGCTCGGCCAGCTCCAGCGCGCCGGGGCCCGCGCCCGCACCGTCCTGCGCGACTCCCTGGACCGGTTCGAGGGCGACGCCCGCGACGCCGGCAAACGCTCCGGTGAACGGTTCGCCGCCGCGTTCGGCACCGCCATGAAAGGCCTGGCGCTCGGCGCGCTGCTCACCACAGCGGTGGGCGGCATCGCCGGCAGTCTCGGCCTCATCACCCAGCTCGCGGCCGCCCTGGCCCCGGTCGTCGGCATCGTGCAGCTGTTCCCGGCCGCGTTCGCGGCCACCTCGGCCGCTGCCATCACGCTCGCGGTCGCCACCTCGGGCATGGGCGACGCGCTCAAAGCCGCGTTCGAGCAGGACCCCAAGGACCTGGAAAAGGCCCTCAAGAACCTCTCACCCGTGGCGCGGCGGTTCGTCACCGACTTCCAGGAGATCGTGCCCGCGCTGCGCCAGGTCCGCAGCGCCACCCAGGACGCGTTCTTCAAACCGCTGCTGGGCACCTTCCAACAGCTGCGCAACGAGCTGGGCAACACCGTCACCAAGGGCCTCGCCGACACCGCGAGCGCCGCCGGCAGACTCGGCCGCACGCTGGTGGACGTGTTCGCCTCGGCCAAGGGCGCGGACACCTTCCGCGCGGTGTTCGCCGCCACCGCGTCGCTGTTCGACCGGCTGCGGCCGGCAGCGCAGGCGTTCGGCAACGGTCTGCTGTCGGTGATCCAGGCGACGCTGCCCGCCCTGGACCGCGTCAACGCCGCCGTCGTCTCGGTGGTCAAGCGGTTCGGCGAGTGGATGACGCGGCAAGCCGAGACCGGCCGGGCCCTGGCAGCGGTCAACGCCGCCCTGGACACCTTCACCTCACTGGGCCGCATCCTCGGCAACGTCGGCGGAATCCTGCGCTCGGTGTTCACCGCCGCCCGCGCGGCCACCGGCGACTTCCTGGGCAGCATCAATGACGCCCTGGTGCGAGTGCGTGAGTTCCTCAACAGCGCACGCGGCCAGACCGCGCTCACCAACTTTTTCCGGGGCCTGGCCGAGATCACCCGTGCCACCGGCCCCGCGCTCCGCGAACTGCTGGGGCTGCTCGGCGACGTCGCGGGGGTCGCCGGCCGTCTGGCCACGGCCCTGTCCGGTGGCGTCGCGACCGTGCTGCGCTCGATCGGGCAGGCCGTCCGCAACGCCGCACCAGGCCTGGAAGATTTCGCCGAGGCCCTGTCCCGCATGGCCACCGGTGCCGCGCCGGTGCTGGAAAAGGTCGGGACCGCGCTCGGTGACCTGTTCTCCGCCGCCGTGCCGCTGCTGCCGATCCTGTCCGGCACCGCCGCCGTGGTGGGGCTGCTCGCGGACGCGTTCTCGGCGCTGCCCGGCCCGATCCAGACGGTGCTGATCACGCTGGTGGCGTTGCAGCGGCTGGGCACGTTCGCGTTCATCGGCAACCTGACGGTGGCCGCGCGGGAGTCCACCAGCGTGATCTCCCGCATGGCCGATGCGTACCGCACCACCTCGGGCAGCATGCTGGAGTTCGCGCGCCAGCAGCAGTTCCTCAACCAGGCCATCACCCCACTGCCCGGCCTGCTCGGCGGCGTGCAGGGCCCCCTGAGCCGCTTCACCGCCACCGCCAGCGGCCTGGGTGCCGCCCTGGCCACCGGGCTGCGTTCGGCCGTCACCGGCCTGGTGGGGGTCCTCGGCGGCCCCTGGGGTGTGGCGCTGGCGGCCGCATCGGTCGGCCTGTCACTGCTCGCGTCCAGCCAGGCCGACGCCGGCCGCGCGGCCGCCGACCACCAGGCCCGCGTCGCCAGCCTCGCCGACACCCTCAACAAGCAAACCGGCGCGGTCACCGGCGCCACGAAACAGCTGCTGGCCGACCAGGCCGCGCGGGAGGGCTGGCTGTCCACCGCGAACAAGATGGGCATCTCGTCCACCCAGTTCGTGGAAGCGCTCTCCGGCCAGGCCATGGCCGCCAGCCAGGTGGAGAACACCCTCACCGGCCTGTTCCGCACCCAGATCGAGCAGTCCGACCTGTGGCGCATGAACGCCGAGGGCGCACAGAAATACGGCATCACCCTGGACCTGCTGGCCCGCGCGGCCGCCGGCAACTCCGGTGCCGCCGACCAGCTGGCCAAGGCCAACGTCAAGGCCGGTGGCTCGTTCAACGAGCTGATCAGCGTGCACGGACGCCTCACGCCCGAGCAGCAGAAACTCGTGATCGCGCTGACCGGCACGAGCAAGGCCCTGGGTGAGGCAGCCAACAACACCCAGCAGGCGGCAGCCGCCATGGACCCCGCCGCGCAGCGCTCCCAGAAGCTCGCCGACGCGCTCGGCGTGCTCAAGGACAACGCCGCCGGCGCCGACGCCCAGGCCCGCGCGCTCAACGACGCCCTGAACATCCTCAACGGCGGCAGCCTCACCGCCGATCAGGCACAGGCCCGGTTCAACGAGACCTTGGCGAACGTGGCCACGCAGATGACCAACGCCAAGAGCCGCACCGACGAGTTCGGCGTGGCCACCGTGAACGCGGCCGGCCAGCTCGACCTCACCAACCTCGCCGGCCGCCAGCTGGTCGACACCGCCACCAACCTCCAGCGCAGCCTCGGCGACTCCGCGACCAAGACCCTGGAGCTCGGCCGCGCCAACGGCGACGTGGAGGGCGCGCTGCGGCAGGTCGCCGCGAACGCGCAGGCTGCCCGCGACGCGTTCATCACCCAGGCGCAGGCCGCCGGCCTGAGCGCGGACCAGGCCGCGAACCTCGCCGACAAGTACGGCCTGATCCCATCGCAGGTCGTCACCACGGTGGCCGCCCCCGGCGCGTCCGAGACCGAGCAGCAGCTGATCCAGGTGCAGCTGGCACTGGCCAACACGCCACCGGAGAAGACCGTCACCGTCAAGAACGCCACCGAGGAGACGATCCGCAAGCTGCGTGAGACCGGCGCCGAGGTCAACCAGATCCCCGGCACCAAGGACATCACCGTGCGCGCGGCCACGCAGGAAGCCCGCAGCAACATCCAGAGCCTGATCTCCAGCTTTGCGGGCAAGACGATCGACCTCGTGGCACGCGTCATCGGCGGTGGCGCCATGGGCGGTATCCAGCCGGTGATGCCGATGATGGCCGGCGGCATCACCAGCACCATGTCCAGCTCCACCGCCGTGATCGTGCCGCCGCGCACCTTCCGCATGATCGGCGACCGGCAGATCGGGGACGAGGCGTTCATTCCGCTGATCCCGACCAGCGCCCGATCGCAGGCGATTCTGGCCGAGGCGAACCGCCGCATGGAGCTGCCGGGCCGGTCCAGGACGTCCGTGGCGTCCGGGGCCTACTTCGCGCCGGGGGCCATCAGCGTGGTGACGCCGTACGCCAACCCCGTCCTGGTGGCGCAGGAAGTCATCAACGAAACGGCCAGGCGGGTGATGATCGGTGTTTGACGGCTGGCTTTCCTTCGGTGGCAACGAAATCATCAACAACGCCAGGGTGTGGGCCTACAACAACGCCCTGGCGATCACCAATCTCAAGTGCGGGCCGTGTCCCACGCTGGTGCGCGCGGTCAAGGACCAGCCCTACACCACGCCCGAGGCCGACGACGCACCGTGGTACGACCCCGCCGTACCCGAGTCCGCCGGATTCGCCGGCGCGTTCGGGCTGCGCATCGCGGGCATGAGCAACGGCGTATCCGCCCAGCAGCTCAGCGAACTGCCCGGCGGCGGCGCCCAGCTCGGCCCACTTCGCCGCAGCCCCAAGGAAATCGCGGTGGACGTCGTCCTGCTCGCCAAGACCGATTGCGCCCTGTCCTACGGATTCGCGTGGCTCGCGGCCGCACTGCGCGGCGTGCAGTGCGGCGCCTCGTGCACCGGGCAGCAGCTGTGCTTTTTCACCTGCTGCCCGCCGGACTGCCCGTTGCCCGACGAGGGCGAGCCCGACACGTGCGGGGACGCGCAGTACCGCACGCTGCTCGACTGCGGCGTGATCAGCCCGCCGGTCGAACGGTCGCGCCGCAAGGTCCCCGGCGGCTGGCTGGCCGAGGTGTCGTTCGGGTTCTCCTCGGGCAACCCGTTCATCTGGCGCGACCCGATCCTGTTGGCGACCGGCCCGACCGGCGGCACGCAGCTGCCCAACTACAACGACCCCGGCGTGCCGGCCGCCTGCATCGAGACCGCCGACTGTGTGCGCGACCCGCTGTGTCCGGCACCGCTCGCGCCGCTGCTGCCGCCCCCGGTGTTGGACCTGTGCTACCCGACCACGCCGTTCACCGCGCGCCGCTGGCTGATCTCGCTGCCTGGCGGCAATGTGCCGGTGTGGCACGAGAAAGTGCCGTACGTGCGGATCAACCCCGGCTCGTTCGACCTGCGCCGCCTGACGATCCGCTGGTACGTCAACCCGCTTGACCGCGACTGCGCTACCCAGCTGGACCCGTGCAGCGCCTGCGCGGAGATCCAGGTTCCGTACCTGCCGCGCAACGCCTGGTTCACGTTGGACGGCCGCACCGAGACCGCGTGGGTGGACTGCCCAGGTGGTCCTGGCCTCGCGCAGGCCTACCCGCCGGTGTACGGCCGTGGCGGCTCAGAGTTCCAGTGGCCGGTGTTCGGGTGTGCGGTGCCGCAGTGCCTGGAGATCCTGGCGCTGGACTCCTCGGTGGCCGCTGACGCCCGCTGGGAGATATCGACCGTGGTCCGTGAGGAGGCGGTCTGAGTGGCCAGTGAGACCGCTGTGGCGCGCAGCCTGTTCCCCGCACCGCCGACCGTGCTGACCGGGCCGTGCCCGCACTGCCGCAACGAGGTGCGCGTGTACGTGTTCACCCAGGCAACGGACTGGGAGAACACGCCGCGCGGGCTGCTGCTGCACATCCACACGCGCCCGCTGATCGGCCCGCACGCCTGCTGCGTGATCGCCGACGTCTACACCCCGGCGGGGGGGTGAGCGCGCGTGACGATGCCCGCTCCGCCGATCACTCCGCGCCTGGGGTGCGCGGACAACTACACCGCCAAGCTCTACCGATGGGACCGCACGAACAACCCGGTGCCCGGCCTGCGTAGGGTCGCCGACCTGCCGCCGCTGTCGACCGTGTCCTGGGAACGTGTCGACAAGGACATGTCCGACGCCTCGGTGAGTTTCAAGCCGAGCAGGGGAGACGACTGTTGCGCCCTGCTCGCGCCACGCTGGAACGCCCAAGGGCAGCTCATCCAGACCGGTGTGTGGCCGTACGCGCACGAGCTGGCGATCTTCCGAGGCCACGCCGAACGCCCGGTGTGGATGGGGCCCATAACCCCGATCTCCGAGAACGTGGACCGTTTCGGCAGCAGCGAGATGATCACCATTCACGCCAAGGACATCCTGGGCTACCTGGACGTGCGGCTCACCCACCAGGACATGTGGTTCCAGTCCCCAGGCGACGACCGGCCCATCGCCTGGGGCGAGGACGACCCGGTAGCCATCGCCGAGTGGCTGATCAACGAGGCCACAGCGCTGGACGATCCGGGCCTGCGGCAGGCGGTGACCTACACCCTGACCGGCCGCACCGTGCAGCGCACCGGCCGCGCGGAAGAGTTCTACGTGGGCGAGGAGATCAGGGACCTGGCCCGCGCCGGGGTGTCGTTCTACACCGTCGGCCGCTCGGCCTACATCCACGGCGACTGGGAGCCCTACGCCGGCCAGAGGCTCAAGCGGCTGACCCAGGCCGATTTCCAGGGCAAGTCCACCATCCTGGTCGACGCGCTCAACGCCGCCACCGCCGTCTCGGTCGTCGGCGCCGTCCCGGCCGGAACGACCGACACCACCAACACCGTGCCTGCCAAGTCCTACCAGGGCGGTGTCGACCCGTTTTTCGGTCTGGTGGAACGGCTGGTGAAGGCAGACCGCATCACCGATCAGTCCACTCTGGACGCCATCGGCCGCCGTGTCGTCGGCTACGGCAACCCGCCGCCCACCGTGCTCACCCTGGACGGGCAGGCGGTGCTGTCGCCGTCCGCGCCGGTGTCCATCCACGACCTGATCCCCAGCCGCTGGTTTGAGCTGGCCGCCCAGGGCACCTGCCGCCAGGTCCAGCAGATCATGAAGCTCAGCCACGTCAAGGTCGACTGGGCCGCCGGTGGCGGCGAACCGGGCCTGGAACGCGTTCAGGTCGCGTTCTCCCCGCCCCCGATCACCAGCGAGGTGGCCTGATGCCCCAGGCACAGTTTCCCTCAGGCCGCGTCGGTGAGACCGCGCAGCGCGATCTGCTGCGCGCCCTGGTCCGCGC